GTTATTTGTGATAAGTCGTTCTCCGATACGAAGACACCTGGAGATATGAGAGTTTCAGCCATTTATAATGTTTTTATCTAGCAATAAATATCGAAACTTTTATCAAAATTAATATTATTCAACTACGGTATATTCTCCGGTTTCTATATTGATAGAGATGTTTCCGTAATTATCTCTTAGCTCAACAAAAAGCTTGTCTTCTTGACTTCTGACGTCTTTTATTTTTTCTCTTTGACTTTGCATTTGAAGCTCGAGAATCTCTTTTTGGTACTGTAATTCACCCAGAGCTGAGGCTATATCTAGCGCTTCCTTTTTAATGAAAGCTATTCTTTGTAATTCGTTTTCCGTAACTTTATTCATGACTTATTTTTTTGCTTTTTTGGATTTTACTTCTTTAGTTTCAGTCTTTGGTGCAGCTTTTTTTGCAGTCTTTGATTTCAACTCGATAACTTTTTTTGGAGCTTCTTCCTTTACCTTTTCTACTACTTCCTCAAGTTTTACTTTTTCGATTACTGACTCGAGCTTGTCTAGTTTGAGATCTTTTGTGAATTCTACTAAATCTGCAACTTTTACTTTTGATTTTTGTAACTTGTAAACTACTGCTGCTATTACTACAATAGCTACGGCTAAAATTAATAATGTCATAAATTGTTTTTTTATTTATAAATATCTGTAAATAATAATAAATTTGCATTAATCTTTAGACAATCCAAATTTAATCCACTTATACCACACTCTCTCATGTAAAAAATATATTAACGGTTTTATACATAACTCTATTATTCCTACGGAAGAAGCCACCACAATATTGCCTGTGAGTATGTAACTAATTATCATTGTTTGTGATGTTCCTATACACCTATAGGATATGGCTTTAGCCAAGTGTCTCTTTATTGTTACCTTCATTGTCTATTATACCTTTTCTTATTTTTGTTCCACTGATATTTGAGATATCGCTTGGAGGCTCATGATAGATTACGTCATATCCAACTCCACGACCATAATTAACTGAATCTATGTCAGGAATTATCGAAACAAGCAATCTATCTTTATTTTCTATAAAGAAGTTTTCTTTTTTCAGATTTTCTAATATAGTCTGAGCGTTGTTAGGATTGTTTTCGTCTATTTCTACGTCTCTGATAGCGACCCAGACTAACTTTCCTTTCTGTAACTGTTGGTTGATTAACCACTCGTGGCCTTTGTGCCAATTTTGCCATCTTCCGATAAATAACGAATATTTTTTCATATACTTTTTATTTTATTTACGCATTCTTCTATTGACAATTTACTAGTATTCAAATGTAATACATTTTCTTTACTTGGGTAATCAAAATCTTCTACGTGGAAAGATTCTCTGCCTCTTTTTTCATCGTAAGTGAGATATATCCACTTAACTTCGTTACACATACTATTCAAGTACTCTCTAGATTCTTTGTACGGATATACCAAAGAAAGAATAACGTTGTATCCTAGAGAGTCTAGGTATATCGCTATATCGCTCGCTCTATTTAAGTTTTTTATTCTGCCTTCTCGACTGTAATCTTTGTTTGAAAACAACTGTCTCAAATTGTCTCCATCAATATTATGACCTTTTAACTGTTTTGCGATAGTACTTTTCCCTGAATGGGGCTGTCCAAACAATACGGTTACCATATCTTATTTTTTGTATTTAAAAGTTTCAAAATACCATCTAAAATTTTCGTATATCCAGTGACAAGTGTATTCTCCAAGAATATCTTTTGAATCATCAGGTAACGCTGATATTTTATTACGAATTGTATGATCTCCGTATATTCCATGTACAGTATCGTCTTCTACTGTTACTTGCTCTATGTGATTGTAATTGTGTTCGTACTGAGGAAGTCCAAAATAATCATATACGCTTGTTATGACTGCTTTAGGATTTTCGCATAGATCTTCGTATCTTAAAAAAAGAAAATTGTTTGCTGTCTTGTCTAAAATAGACTGGTTTAATTTTAAAAGCGCGTATCCAATTGGGTGAGACATTCCCCATATTTCAACTCTTTGTTGCGTAGTGATTCCAGTTAAGTCTTTGTTGTTTACTAGTCCGTCGTCTTTATCAGGATTGGCTCTAAACTTTTTCTCCATTGACGCAAAAATAGCCGGTAAATCTCTTACTAGTACTAATATTTTGGGATTTGGATTAATGTTATTCAATAGAGAGTATTGAGCTCCCCAAGCTCTACTTTTGTCTAGTATGTATGGTTTGTCTGTTATAGCGCTAACGTATCCTTTTAAACCTTCTCTGCAAAAAGAGTACATACCTTTTTTCCACAATTCAGCGTCTCCGGCTTTAGCTTCTTGACTTCCATTATATCCTATTTTTGTGCCTAATACTAAGTCTACCATACCAGAAGTTGGAGTGACATAAAAATTAGGATTTTGTCCGATTATGTTTTGTAGTAACGTACTTCCTGCTCTAGGCATAGAAGATTGGTAAAATATGGTTTGTTCCATTATTATATGCTTTTTATTTTTTCTTCACTGAATATTTCTGTATAATCCATGTAAGGACATTCATGCAATACTCCATCTAAGTTGTAATCGAATATGAATCCATCAATCTGTTTTGGAGCTATTTTAGGCTTATCTGCTACGATATTTGTGTGTAGATCGTATCCAAATACAGTAGGACACGTACCTATCCACAAAACTGTTGAGGGCAATTTGAAAGATGCAGCTGCGTGTTGTAAACAAGAATCTATTAAAACTCTTTTACTAGACGAGATAAGAATCGCAAATAACTCCATGTTATTCATCGGCTGATCCACTACTTCTGCTCCAATTATCTTTTCGCAATCAGGTCTAGTTACTTGAAAGATGTGATAATCGTTTTTGTATTTTTTATATATCTCGTTAGCTATTTCAAAAGGAATATCTCTACACCAAGAATAAGGATATTTTTGACCGGTTAACGGACCTCCGTTTGTTTGTAATACCATTGTTGGCCTATCTCTAATCCACTGACGGACTGTCATTTGTTGGGCCATGTTAACAAAGATCTGTGGTTGTTGATTATTATACTGCACATCTATCAATTCTGACCAATTCTCTATGAGATGTTTTTTTCTTAGTATGTGTCCTGTTTGATGATAGGGTTCGTGTTTGTATATGATTGAATCCTTATCTTTTATATAATCTTCGTAAAAATAAGGTCTGCTTCCAGAAAAATACACCCTATCTGCGTAAGGATTGTTTAAGAATACTTCTGGATAGGAGACAACTAAGATTAGTTTTCTATCGGGATGTTTCTCTTTTATTGTTTGACATAGAGCTGTCGCTGCTATGTTTTTACCTAATCCGCCTTCTACTATCCAAATAATATATTTGTCTTCATTTGCTTTTTCTTTACTTTCTCCAGCTAAAAAATTGTTTTTTATTTTTGGTACGTAAACGTTATTTTCCATTATATTATTTTTTTGAATAGTAACTCTGTTAAATTGTAAGTATCTCCTATTTTTTCTTTTGGCATTACGTTAAAAGCTATGCTTTTTCTTGGCATTTTGCTTTTATTTACAGGGACCGAATGAAACACGTGAGACGGAAATATTAATAACAACCCTGGTGAATAGTTAACCGAAAAGACGTCCCAAGCGTACTCTGATTTTCTTCTATCGTTTTGATACTTTGGAGAAAGATAAGAGACATTAGTAGCAAATACGGGTTTGTGAAAAGATATTGCTGGCATATCTGGATCGTCTTCTCCGTAATAAAATACGCCTGATATTAAACTGTTTGGATGCGTATGCATCGTATGATGTTGTCCAGGATCTTTAATGGATATCCAAGATTGAGATAACGAATATTCTTCATAATCGTATAACATTATGTTTTTTCCAAAAAAATTAACGCTGTCTATTATAAAATTTTTTAAAGGTTCACACTCTTTAGCTTCTAGTATATATGTGTCTTTAGAATGATATCCATAATCTTGACTCATAGTTCCCATCATTTCAGAGCGATCTAAAAAATCTATAGTTTTAGCTAGATCATTTTTAGTATATGTTGCAGTAAATAATGGACTCGGAAATAAAGGCAATACCTCTATTGTTTTTTGATCTAACATAACTTTTTTATTTATATCTTCCAAAAATAATTTCGCTTATCGTTTCTTTGTCTCCTAAAGTTCCTTTTGTAAGAGCATTGACGCCTAAAGCTTTTCTAACTCTGTTAGTAGTATTTGGTGGAACTCCGTGAGTGAGGTATGATGGAAATATTATAAGATTACCTTGGTTTGGTTTAAAATAAATCTCTTCTTGAGAGTGTGGATAATTCTGAAAATCTGGTAATAAGGAAGGCTCTATATAAGATCTATTGTAAGATCTTGCTTCTTTGCTAAAGCAAATAGCTGCATCATCTTCTTGTACGTCGTAGTAAAAAACTCCAGCTATTATAGTATTAGGATGCGTATGAGCTCTATGAAATTGACCAGGTTTTTTATAAGTTAACCAAGATTGTGCAAATTGAAGCTCTTTATATTCATATCTCATAACATCAGTAGCAAACTTTCTAAAGTGATCCATGATCCAATCTGATAGTGGTTTACATACTTCATTATCTATTACGTAACTATTTTTAGATATGGTTCCATAACCTCCATTAGGTTCGTTCATTTCTTGACTATCGAAATATTTTACTATATCTGTTAAGTTTTTATCGTACGTAGTCACATACAAAGGAGTAGGAAACAAATCAAATACTTTAGACTCTGTCATATTAATCTTTTGCAGGTACTAGATTAAACGCTATAGATATACGTTCTTTTTCGCTCTCGTTTCTTTCTACGTAGTGTTTTATCCAACTAGGAAAAAGATATAGAGTAGAAGTAACAGCTTTTTTTACGCAAACCGGAGAGTTTGCCATAGTGACCTCTTCCACTTTTCCGTTTAAAAAATAATCTGCGTTATCTGGTCTGACCAAAACTAGATCTCCCATGTTTTGTTCTGGAACGTCTACGTAATATACTCCTGAAAGGATACTTTTTTGATGATCATGCAACAAATTATAGTCGTGCTTTCCGTTAATGTTTATCCAAAAATTGCCGAATTTTAATTCTATTCCAAGGTATCTAAAACAAACATCGTTTGAAAACACTGTTATATCGTTAATTAACTTATCTAAATCTTCAGGCGCAGGAGATAATAATTCATTACTGTGCCAACCTCCTCTGTTTGATATTGTTGTACCAGGGAGTTTTTCTCTTGTTTGAAGACAGTAATCTTTTATCGATTCGTTATCTATTCCCGTAACTGGAACCTCCCATATAGGGGTAGGAAACCATAATTGTTCGTAAACTTTAAATTCCATTATTTTATTTTTTCTATTATTTAAAAGGTCTTCCGCCTGTCCAAAATACTAAACACTTTCTTTGGCCTCTAGTTATCGGTGTTACTCGATGCATCAAGAATGATGGAAATATGATAACATCACCTTTTTCTCTAGGCACTGTAATGAATTTATCTTTTGATCCCAACCAAATTTCAAAATCTCCTCCATCGTATTCCGAAGGATCAGAGAGCTGCACTGTCATAGCTAATTTTCTCTTATTTACTGCATAAGCTCCTACGTCCATGTGCCAATCTAGATGTCCCCCATCTTCAGGATATATAACATAATGAATAGGATCAGTAACGATGTCTATGTCGAATTTAAAAAGTTGTTCGTTTGCTTCTAAAGAAAGCGGAAATAACAACTCGTATAGCCACTTAGAGTGTAGATCGGGTTCTATATACGCGATGTCTCTATTATTTGTTTTTTTTGAATTTGTTACTGTTCCAAGTTCAGCTATTCCTGTAGTACCTTTTTCAAATTTATAATTATTATGTACCATATTTTCCAGATTAGAAATCATTTCGTCTGTAAATACGTTTTTAAAATAATAAAAGTTATTCCAATTACTTGTTGGAGTATCGTTATTGTAAGGCTTTAGGGAAATCATAACCAAATTTTATTTGTAGTGCGTATACCAACCGGTAAGAATGTATTTATTTTCTGTGTTACTTGGAATGCCTCTGTGTAGGTGAGTCCAATCAGAAGGCCAAATTATAAGCTTTCCTTTTTCTGCTTTCTCTTTATGACCTTGATAGTAGAATTGAGTTTCTCCACCATCGTTAACCGTATTTAGGTAGATCATCCAAGCTAGCACTCGATTAGAATTAGTCAATCCTGCTCTTTCGCAATGCCATCCGTAAAATCCCTCTCCAGGTTGGTACCTTTGCATGTTAAAAGAAGTGTCTAGTCTGATGCTATCTAGTTTAGTCATAGCGTCTTCAAACTTTAGAGTATACTTCGCTACGTGATTTTCTATAACTTCGACTAGGTATTCTAAATGCTTGCTCCAAACTGGATTATTTAGATAAGTGGGATCGAAAGAAATATCAGTGGATTTTTTTATATCCTGCATTTCTACCAATTCTTCGTTAAATCTAAATTGACCTTTTCTTTTTAAAGGAGAATTTTCGAATAACTGTATAATTTCATCACAAAAAACCGTATCTAATGCTAGAGGACTAGAATAGATAAATTGCATTATTGGAGTAATTTTTTTTGTTCTATAACGTTTTCATGAGTCAACAAATTTTGCTGTTTTAGTCTTTCCATAGTTTGTAATGGACCCATGATATTTAGTACCTCAGTAGAATCAGAGCTTGCATTTAGCGCTTGTGCTCTGTTAGCCAGTACGTGATGTAGACTTTGGGCCTGATGAGTGTTTGGATTCATGGCATCGAATGATCCGTCATTAAGTTCAGACTTAATTTCTGCCCATTTTTCTATCTCTCTAACTCTATCTTGAGCTGTTTGATCTAGAGAAGCTTTTTGATATAGATTTTCATCTAAGTCTATTTCTATTTCGCTTTTTTCTAAATCATCTGTGACTTCAGTTAGTTTTTTTAACAATTTAAGCCTCTTGATTTCGTTTCTTCTCATATCAAAAGACATGCCTATTAAGTTATCTAACATGGCTGATTGTTCTCTTACAGCTTGCCAATACTTAGCTGCAGGAGTAGGAAAGCTGATGTCATTTAACACTGATACTCGCATTTCTGTTTCTGTTCTAAATATTTGTTTTTTGACCCAAGTGTCTTGTAGATCTTCTTTTAAAGAAAGTATAAGATTTGCGTCTTTTTCTTTTAGTACGCTAACTACTGGAAACAATTGATCATTTACCGGAGATAGAGACTTATTTTGTTCTTCTTGCATAACGTGATTATTTTATCAAATGTAATTAAAATTTTTTACACTGTTGTATTTATCTTTATGGTAGTACTATATATTCTGGCATTGGGGATTGAGATTCTGGGTTATAGTTGTCTATAGCCTCTTTTATGATAGCATCCACTATAGCCTGCGCTTCTTCTTTTTCTATTTTATTAGCACCAACCCTAAGTGCCCATGCTGTGTTCTCAGTCACCCAAATGTTCCCTGGATAGTTTGCTACATGAGCTGATTCATTTTCTTGATGAGTAACAAATCCATCTGTTCCTGGATTTTCAATTTGATAATAATTCATACGTTTTATTTTTTATTTTATGCTAATCTGATTAATACAAAACTTCCGCTTCTATAAAGACCTCCAAGAGGTACTCCTCCAGCTGCTGCTGCAGTATCATCTGCGAAATTTAAACTTGAAGAAACACTTTGTAGAGTTATAACTCCGGTATTCTCAGAGTGATCAAAAGATGTTATTGATACTCCAGTATAAGCTTCTGTACAAGATACTGCAGTTGGAGTAGCTCCTCCAAAAGCTAATGTAGCTCCAGAATTGCCCTCTCCAGCTAATGTAAATCTAGCGGTTATCATTGATGAAAGACTACTCCAAGTAGTTCCGTTATACAATTCAGTGATTGCGGTTGTAACCGGGGTAGCACCTCCAAAAGCTATAGCAGAATTTTGCAATCCTGAGGCAGCTAATTGATTTCTACCTGTTATTAACGATGCCTTCGTGCTCCAAGAAGTTCCATCATAAAATTCAGTAGAAGCGCCAGCACCGCCGATGGCTAACGCAGCATTTTGTGTTCCTGCAGCAGCTAATTGACTCGATCTACTAGTAATTAATGAAGCTGCTGCGGACCATACATTTCCATCATACTTTTCCGTAGCTGTGTAAGTTGGATATCCTCCAATAGCTAGTGCGGCGTTTTGTGTTCCAGTTCCTGCATGTCTAGCTCTAACAGTTATAAGAATATTTTTAGAGACCCAATAAGATCCGTTAAACGCTTCTGTACATCTTGAGCTACTTAATCCACCAGTAGTACCACCAAAAGATAGAGCTGCGTTTTGAGTTCCTGCTCCGGCTCCCGTATTTGTTGCATTTATAGTTGGATTTGTCAATGACCAAGTTGATCCGTTGTATTGCTCAGTGCAAATTACGCCTCCTGAAAAAACTAACGCAGCATTTTGAGTTCCTGCTCCTACTACACCTCCTCTGGCTACTATCGTTGCTGATCTTGTTGACCAAGCTCCGCCTATTGGATTAAGATACGAAAGTTTTACTGAACCTGTAGATTCTAGACCTAGATTTGTTCTTATACTTCCTGATGTGGATATAGAGTTTAAAGACTGTAAATTTCCTACGATAGAAGTATCTCCTACTAAAGTTGAACTTCCAGTTACTACCAAATTTCCAGTATCTTTAGAGTATGAAAAAGTTCTTAGGGCTGATCCTTCGTAATTTTCCACCGTGGCTACTACAGTTGGCGTAGAGCCTCCAAAAGCTAATGCTGATATAGACGTGCCAGTTCCACCTAAGCCTGATTTAGAAGCTATCATAGGCGATACCGAATTCCAATTTATTCCGTTATAAGTTTCGGTACTAGATAAAAGACATCCTCCAAAATATAACGCAGAGTTTTGAACTCCTGAACCGCCCGAATTATTTCTGTTCGATAAAGTTGAGGCTACCGTTGACCATGTAGTTCCGTTGTATGCTTCTGTACATCTAACGAAAGCTCCGCCTGCGCCGCCAAAAGATAGCGCGGCGTTTTGAGTTCCTGCTCCAGCGTGAGATTCAACAGCATTATTTAGTGCTCCTGTGGCTGTCCACGTAGTTCCATCAAATCTTTCTGTACATGCTGAAGTTGCGCCTGTATATCCTCCAAAAGCTAACGCCGCATTTTGTGTTCCAACCGCGGAGTGACGAGCTCTTAGATTTATCAATACAGTACTTGTAGCCCAAGAAGTTCCGTTGTACTTTTCAACGCAACTAGATCTACTTAATCCACTAGTTACTCCTCCTGTGACCAAAGTAGCATTTTGAGTTCCGTTACCACTTAGAGACAGCCTTGGTACAATTCCAGCTGGACCTGATGACCACGAAGATCCGTTATATAATTCTGTACATGCTACTTGAGCTGGAGTACCTCCTGCGTACGCGATTGTGGAATCTCTTACTCCTGCGCCTGCTAAACCAGTTCTTGCCGTTATCATCGAAGTTCTAGCTGACCAAGTTCCTCCAACAGGTTGTAAGTATCCCATAGATACCGAACCTGATGTTGCAAAAGAGCTTAGCACAGAGATGTCTCCTGTTTCTTGAGAGTAATCGAAAGTTTGTACTACATTAGGACCTGTGTAAGCTTCTGTGTTATTTGATGGTCCGTTTCCTCCGAAAGCTAAGGTTGATGCTGCACTTTGATTAGCTCCTCCTATATTACACCTTGAGGTGATCATGCTAGTGGTAACTTGCCAAGTTGTTCCATTGTAATATTCAACGCAAGTGCAAGTTTGATATTGTGGGGCTCCACCAAAAGCCAGACCATTATTCTGTCTTCCTGATCCGGCGTGGCCTCTTCTATTAGCTATCATAGCAGTTCCAGCACTCCAAGAAGTTCCATTATATATTTCTGTGCAAGTTGTACTTGCTCCTGAAAATCCTCCTGCTGATACTGCTGAATTTTGTAGTCCAAATGTCGCAGCGCAGAGTATAGCGTTTATTCTTGCGCTTCTTGCAGACCACGTAATTCCATCGTAAGCTTCAGTGCAAGTTCTAATACTTGGAGCTGTGTATCCTCCAAAACCTAAAGCAGAATTTTGTAATCCAACTCCTCCAAGTTGTGATCTATTAGAAGCCATAGTTGCTGCAGCTGACCAAGCGATTCCATTATATCTTTCTGAGCTGCCTACTCCAAAGCTTAAAGCTGAGTTTTGTAATCCAGCTGCAGCTCCAGATGATCCTCGCAAAGTAATCATCGGAGAAACTGAACTCCATGCGAGTCCAGTAAAAGCTTCTACGCAATTGCTTGTAGATGTACTAGTAGTAGCAGGTGCTGCGCCTGCTAGTGATAATGCAGCGTTTTGAGTTCCTACTCCAGTTGGGCCGTTTTTAGTAGTAGTAAGTCCTGATCTTGTACTCCAAGTTCCATTTACAGCTGTTCGATAAGAGAAATTTAAAGGTCCTACACTAGTTAAAGGACCTTGAATATTTACTTCTGTAAGGTAAGTAGATCCACTTGAAGCTAAAATTCCTCCTACATATGTAGCTCCTCCATCTCCGCCTAATGTAGTGCTTCCACTTAATTCTGTATTTCCTGTATCTCTAGAGTATAACTTAGTTTTTCTAAAAGATCCATTATAAGCTTCTACAGTGTTACAATACACAGTAGGAAAAGGACTAGTGGTTCCTCCAAAAACTAAAGCGCTTGTACTTATTCCTGCTCCACCTGCAACAACTTTTGCTCCTTGAACTAAGTTAGACAGTATTGACCAAGTTTGTCCATTAAAACACTCAGCATTATTATAAGCTCCATATTCTGCTCCAGATCCCATTCCTATAGCTGCATTTTGTGTTCCTGCTCCAGCTATTCCTGCTATTGTACCACCTCTTGCTAATACACATCCCGAAGACCATGTAATGCCATTATATAATTCAGTGCATGTTAAGGCTCCTTGTCCTGAAAAGGCTAAAGCTGCGTTTTGTAAACCTGCTGATCCCATACTAGATCTAGCTGAGATTAAAGCAGAAACAGCTGACCACGTAGTTCCGTTATAGGCTTCTGTGCAAGTTCTTTGTGTTGGAGATAAATATCCTCCAAAAGCTAAAGCAGCGTTTTGAGTTCCTACTCCACCTATGCCAAATCTACCTGTGATCATTGTATTTCCAGCAGACCAAGAGGTTCCGTTATATTTTTCGGTCTGATTAGCAGCTCCAAAAGCAATCGCAGAGTTTTGAGTGCCTCCTCCTGCAAGTCCACATCTTCCAGCAATCATTGCTGCTCTTGCAGACCAAGCTAGTCCATTAAAAGCTTCGGTTAAATTCGTAGCTACAGCGGGGCCTGCCCATCCTCCGAAAGCTAAAGTTTCTTTTTGAGTTCCTGCGCCTGCTAATTGGTTTCTACCAGTTATTAAATTAGGTTGAACAGAAAAAGCTCCCCCCATAGTTTGTAGATACGCAAAATCTACAGCTCCTGATACAATTAGGCTTCCAGTTATTATTGCAGATCCTGAGAAAGGAAACGGATTTGGAGCATTTATGACATTTAACGCAATTGTTGCGAAAGATGCAGTTACTGCAGTTGACGAGGATAAAGCCAGAGAAGCTGTCGCTACGGATCCAAATATATTTCCGGCCACTGTTAAAGATCCTGAAACTATTGCGCTTCCTGATATATTTAAAGATCCGCTAAAAGTAGAGGTTCCGATAGATCTCAAAGACCCAGAGTTAACAAAGGAGCCTGTAAACTCCATCGTGTCTGCTGCTATCTCTATTATATCTCCGTCTATAGATACAACGTCTCCAGAAACATCTAAGACGCTTCCAGTTGCGCTGTACAGACTTAAAGATCCAGTTAAAGCAATTGACCCAGAGTTTTGAGCTCCGGTAGTTATTGCTGATTGGATTGTGTCTGATCCTGAACCAGACTTACGTAAGAATATCCGTCCGTCTGGCACGTTTAAGGCCAGTTCTCCTGGGACTAGGGAAGCTGTTGTAGGTAGCGATCCTGAAGTTAAACTTCTTTTTAATTGTATTGGCATGTCTTATATAAATATCTGGTTAGGTTAATTAGTATATTGAGTAGTATGAGTTTATGTTTTTATAGATTAGAAGATAGCGTTAGTGTTGTAATTAAAAAACATTATAATATGTATTTGTATTGCTAACTATTCCTGTTCTATTACTTAATTGGTCAGTTTTGTAAATTACAACTTCTGCAAATTTAGCAAATGATGAAGCATTAAAATATTTGCCTAAAAAAGCAAAACTTGTTGGATTAGGTGAATAACTTTGTGGAGCAATTGTAAATGCATTATTATTTTGGTAAATATAATAATTTGTAGAATTAACGATACCATTGAAAATTGTGTAATTACTAGTATTATAATTAGTTGTACAATACACCCAATTATAAGATCCATTTAATCCTCCACCTAATGCAAGAGTTGGAGCGTCAGTACTATTATAACTACCAAAAACAACAGTAGGCGCGCCTGAACCACCTAAAATTGGTCCAATTTGTGATGTTGAATCACCTTTTGCAGTCATAAAGATACTCATATTGGTATTAACTGGACCTATAGGAGTAGTAAAATTCAAAGCAGTGCCATCAAATTTAATAACAGGTTTTGAGTTTTGCGTTTGTAATACACTTGAAATGATTATTTTAGGCGCATTATTTACATTTAGTTCGGTTGCATTATTTCCATTTCCACTTTGGTCGTACCAAATTGTAACATATCCAGTATTTGCACCAATAAATGTTTGTAATGTTGTGATATCTAAAACATTATTAACAAAACCAATATCTAAAGTTGGAGTTCCAACACCTGATGATACAACACGTATTGCTGCACCAGTATAAGCAGTTCTTAATTTTCTTAATGAGTATGCAGCTTCTGCGCTTGGATATGCATCTAATAATAATGGAGGTGGAGGAGTGACACTAGCCTGAAATCTTCCTCCAAAAGATCCTCCTCTAAGAGTAAATACTCCTCCTTGTCCTGTGCCAGTTAGTGTTAGTGCCATTCGTTAATATATTGAGTAGTATGAGTTGATATTTGAGTTTATTCCTGTTCTATTTAAAGTTTGATCATTCGTGTATATGATAATTTCTACCGCATAACCATTACTTATGCCTGTTCCATTGTAGTTACCAATACTATTAATCGTCGTATTTGTTGAACCAAAAGCTAATTCTCCTGTTAGTGTGTATGCTATATTGTTTTTATAAGCTGACATTCCACTAGGATTAGTATATCCTTCTAAAATACAAAACGTAGTGCTAGAGTCTGCTGCAGATCTATAAAATCCTGAAGCACCAGTGACTCTCTGAATATAGAAATTATTGTCATTAGCTTGTCCAATAAATGCTCCACCTCCTGTACTAGATATAATTATACTTGTACCAGCAGATTTTTTTTGTACCATATACAAGCTTAAATTCCCGGTAGCTATAATAGGAGTATATGTGTAGAATATTCCTCCACCATAAAAATCTATAATAGGTTTTCCATTTTGATAGGTTATAACCCCTGCATTTACTATTCTTCCTTGAATTGCAGTAGTTGCTTGAACTGCATTATTAGCGTTACCGCTTTGATCATACCAAGTAGTTACAAATCCACTATTAGCTCCAGTAAAAGTTAATAGAGACGCAGTGTCTAATTCATTATTAACGAATCCAATATTTTGTTCAGCATTATCATTAGATCTTCTCACTCTTATAGCACTTCCGGTATATGTAGAAGATATTTTTCTTAAGCTGTATCCAACTGAAGCTCCAGGATAAAGAGAAAGTAGTAAAGGAACTACATATCTAGCCTTAAAACCTCCAGTAGAGTTTCCAGAGACCTTTAGTCTTCCGTTTAATCCAGTATTTGATATTAGTATTGGCATTAGTATGTGCCTCCGTCTATGTTTATTGATCCTGATACTGAGAAAGATCCGGTAACCGTATGAGCGTCTGTGATAACATTTCCTAGATTAACTCCTGTAGTCTGAACTAATAATTCGTTATTAAAAACGCTTACGCTTCCAGAGACAGATAGGGATCCGCTTATTACAGCGCTTCCTGAGAAAGGAAATCCATTAGTTGAATAGGAAGAAGTAACAGCAAAGCTTGAGCTTACTGCTCTGCTTGCTGTTCCAAACAAACTTCCTGTGATATCAGTTGCGGTTAACCTACCTATGATAGTAGTTGATCCAGAAACAGAGAAACTTCCAGTAAACTCCATTTGGTCTCCGTTAAACTCTAAGGTATCGCTCGCTACAGATAAGGCGCTTCCAGAGGTAGAGAAAATCGTTAAAGATCCGCTCAATACTACAGATCCAGAGTTTTGTGCTCCAGTAGTTATTGCAGATTGGATCGTATCCGATCCGGATCCGGACTTTCTTAAAAAGACTCTACCGTCAGGAACATTTATTCCTAACTCTCCTGCTAGCAATGATGCAGTAGTTGGGAGTACTCCTGCAACTAAACTTCTTTTCTGAAATATTGGCATGGTATATTAATTAAGCTTGTGGTAATTCTTCTGGAACTGGAAACCATCCGTCTGCTTCTAACTCTTCTTTTGTTTTTACTTGAACGTAAGAAGGTAAGATTTCTCTAAATGGAATGTGACTTGCCCCGTCTATTGATTGGGTGATTATTGAGATCTCCTCAGCAGTGGCTGCGGGATTGAGTAGGGATATTAGAGCGGTCAAGTCTTTGTCGGGGTGAACATAGATAGAGTAATCAAGATCTACTTGAAGAGCGTAAAGGTCTTCTTTGTTTGTCCACCCAAACAGATACATTGATACGTCGTCTGGTTGGTTTACTGGCTTGCTGATTTTGAATAGCTCTCTTGAGAACTGTTCACATCTTTCTTGTGATGTTAGTGTTTCTGAGGCGTTTACGATTATGTAATTCATGTCTTTATTTTTTATTATTTTATACTTGTCTTCCTAGTGTTATTTGAAATGTTTGTACTGCCGTATAAAAATCTGCTGCTTGTGTGTTTGTTAATCCATCACCAATAGAGGCAAAAGCAACTTCGCGAGTAGTATATTGGGATGGAGTGTTATTATTACTTAATGCCATTAAATAAATATTAGCATTAATTAAAGCAACTGAATTTGATGATATTGGTGTAATAGTTGAATTGTTAACGTTTATTTTTGCTGTTGATGACGACCTACTACCCAATCTAAATCCTCTTGAATCAGTAATAGTTATAGAACTATTGTTTTCATCATGTAGTCTTGTATATTGCGTATTACCACTAGTACGAGAATAAATAGTAATAGCAGAACTACTACCATTATAATTACCAATATCGCAATTATCGGCTTGTACGTTTGTTCTTAAATAGACTGAAACATGTAGATTATCTAGACCTAAATGAACTGATGAATTTAGATTTGTATTCATGTATCCAGTTGTACCATTACTAGTAACTCCAGTACTTGCATAAGTAAGAGTACCGTTAAATGTTCCAGTAAAATCACTACTTTTTAAGTTTTGAGCACAAGCAGCGGCACTTGCTCCTACCATTGGATAAACAGCTTTCATTAACGTCCAAATACCTGCTGCCTTCATGCTAATTACTAATTGATTAACTGCGGTTTGTTCTGTTGCACTTAAAGTTCCACCAGCAGTAGTAACTCTACTAATAAAAGCTAGCACATCAGTATCAGTTGGATAAATTGTGTAGTATGAGTTTATATTGTTTCTAATTCCGCTTAAGCTAGAGTATTTGTCATTGTTATATGCTATAAGTTCTTGAAGATGTCCAACATAAGTTTCACCAAGACCAGATGGACTATATCTACCGATGTACTGATTTGTTGTATTACCTGCTAAAGCTCTTGAAGTATCAGTAACAGTTACTACATTATTATTATTCGTGGCTAAATAGTTGGTTGGAGTTCCTGAAATACTGTTGTCTGCAAAACTTGCTATCAATGTTTGACTTCCATAAGCTAAGTATCCTGAACTTTTCGGACTATTAAGATAGGTTCCCCATTGATTTGTGGGGTCTATATTACCATATAGCAGATTCATTATTCTAGCATTCGCAGGTGTAAAACTATATAATGTTTTTCCGGATGATGGAGAGTAGCTTCTAATAACTCCGATCATTGCGCTATACCCAGAGCTAACGCCTAAAGAATGTTGAAAAGCTGTGTAACCATATATAAGATTAAAAAATATAGAAGGTTTTGAGTTAGTCACGTAAATTCCTCCATAATTTGAAATCATAGGTTGATCTCCTGCTACTGTTTGAGTTGCGTGTCTTCCGTTTCCTGATTGGTCATACCATGTAGTTACATGCAATCTTGGACTGCTTGTAGCTGTTGATATCGTTTTTACATAATTTCTTAAAAGACCAGCATTAAGTTGAACTCCCCAAACAAAAACAGACCCTGTGGTTCCAGTTGAATCATTTGCTATTGCTGGGCTTTGTATATCTGCGGTTTCAGGAGTCGGTATATTAAAAGTATAACTATATCTAGTCCAAGAAGTTGTTGTTGTTATGTCTGGGCTAAATAATTCATTATTGGTGGGAAATGATACAGAATTTATTTTAAATCTAAATTTTGATTTCGTATCTGATTTTACCCACGCGCTAAGAGTATAACTGTTAAACCCTATTGAATTAATCGCATTTGGACCTAAGTTCATGTACATTTGAGAATTAACAAAAGCCGCAAAATTCACTCTATCAGCTGTATTTCCTCCTATTGGATCTGTAGTAACATTGGCATTTACTGTAGCACTGTTAAAGGAAGTCCAATTATCTAATTCTTCAGAATGTTTAGTTAAGTTAGAATCGCCTATAAGCGCAATCATTGAGTCTATATCCAAAGTTTGACCTATGAATCCAATATCTTGTTCTAAATTATCGGAACTTCTTCTAACTCTGATAGCTGGACCAGAATACGTCTTGCTTAACTTTCTCAAAGAGTATGCAGCTCCAGCATTAGTATAAGAATCTAAGAATAGTGGTTCTATCATAGAAGTAGTCATAAGACCTCCACGACCTAGATTTCTAAATCTTACTACTGAACCTTGACCGCTATTTGTTATCGTTATTCCCATTTAGTATATTGTGTAGTATGAGTTTATGTTTGAGTTTATCGCTGCTAGATTCGATGTCTGATTTGTTGTGTATACTATCATTTCAGATATACTGCCGTAATAGTATAAAGCTCCTGTACCTAAAGCGCGACCTATTTGTAGTTTGCTATTTATAGTTACAGCACTAGTTGGTAATACAGAAGTTCCTAAACTAGCATTATTGATATAGTAGTCTGAACCTGTATTTTTGAAAATAGCCGAGGTTAACTTTTGAGCTGTAACTGAGGTAAACGTAAAGTTAGCGTCGTTAGAATAGTGAGCTATACTAACTTGAGAAGTAGATCTGTATCCTATAGCAACTATGCTGTTAGAAGTGGCGCCTGTATAATCAACACCTAAGAAATACCTATCGTTGCCTACTGTTGATTGTGATTCTACTACAAATGCAGTATATGCTGTATTGGTTAAGAAAGTTGCGTCATTTACTGTCCTTAATTCGTAAGGATTTCTATAAAAAATAGAAGGTTTATCTCTAACATCTGCTACTATAACATACGGTTGATTAGCTGTTGTTGCTTGTATTGCATCTCGACTATTCGAGCTTTGATCGTACCATTTTGTTATGTATCCAGTATTTGAGTTTGTAGTTGACGTATATTGTTGATATCCAGTAATCGTTAACTGGGCTCCCCATGCGTATACACTAGATGTGTTGTATATTCCCGTTGTGATTCCCATGACTCCAATAGTGGTTGTCACAGAACACCTATACCATCCATTTCCTACACTTTCTATTTTTGCATTAGCTCCGTATTGCTGTGCAGTAATAGTTCCAGTATCTAAGTTAAAAGTTGCTTGAGATAAAAATCCTGTATTAGTTCTATACAAGTATAAATCACAGGTTGATTGAGTTGATTTTTTTAAATAACAACTAAAGACGCACATAGAGTCATTAGTATTACTGTAATCTTGGTATAAATTAATTGCAGTCGTTTGCGTTATTAAATCAGCAGTTGTAGTGCCATCTGGAGCTGTAGTTACGTTTGCTGTTACTACTGTAGCAGGTGAAGTTGCGCCTTTTTGCCAAATAGCGTTATTAAAGTCTTGCGGAGAAGCTAATAAATTTTGGTATCCTATAAAAGACAAAAGACTAGTTGTGTCTAATCCATTGCTACTGTTGAATCCTATATCAGTTTCTGTATTATCACTTGACCTTCTAACACGAATTGCAGAACCAGCGTAGACTGTTCTTAATTTACGTAATGAATAAGCCGCTGCAGCTCCAGAATAAGTGTCAAGCAATAAAGGAATTGGGGGTGGATCAGCTACATACTGGAATCTCCCTCCAAGACCTCTGCTTGATATGGAGACTCTTCCGCCGTAATTGTTATTTGTGATCCTTATTGCCATTGACTTTTATTAGTATATTGAGTAGTATGAGTTGATATTTGTGTTTATTGCTGTTCCATTACTTAACTGATTTGATTTGTACAAAATCACTTCTGATACAAATCCACGTGTTTGAAATCCGCCATGCGAGCCAATATTCCAAAAATTATACGATGACGCCGCATAGGTAGTTTCTAATGTATTTGATATTATACTGTTATTTTTATACATTGTAGCTACTGGACCCGTAGTATAGTATTGACTAATTATATTAAAATTTGTATCTGCTGTACCAGCTGCACTTTGGTATTGACTTAAATTAGTTCCATTATAAACTAACATCAAATAAGTTCCTAAATATTGACCCATTGCTGGACCTGAACCACCCGGAGAAGTTTGTCCGATCATAGGACCTCCTGTGGACAATGAATTTGCTTTTCCTACCAAAAAAAGACTATTATTTACTGCAGCGCTAATTTGATTAGTCATTTCTAATCTAGTGCCATCAACAAAATTTATAGAAGGTTTACCATTTTGTGTTTGCAATACACCCGCAAGAACTATTGTATGCGCATCGGTAGAGTTAAAAGGCACAGCAGCATTATTATTATTTCCGCTTTGGTCATACCATATACTTACATTTGCACGATTTGCGCCTATAAAAGTTAATAAAGTTGTTGTGTCTAAAACATTGTTAACAAAACCGATATCTAATAAAGCACCATCAGTTGATCTTCTTACTTGAATAGCAGCACCAGTATAAGCAGTTCTTAACTTACGTAATGAATAAGCGACGGCAGCGTCTGGGTAAGTATCAAGTAACAGCGGTTTTACATATCTAGTCCTAAATCTTCCAGAAGTTCCGAAAAACTTAACCTTACCGCTAAGTCCACTATATGATAAAGTAACTCCCATTAGAAGCCACCTCCATCAACTGTTAAAGCAAAAGATCCGGTTATTGAAAAGGAAGAAGTTACTGCGTAAGAAGAGCTAAGCGCGTAAGAAGAGCTTACGGCAAATGAACTTGATAAAGAGTAGGAAGAAGATACTGCATTTGATGCTGTGCCAAAAAAGGATCCTGAGATTCCTTTTGTTACTTTAAGCGATCCTGTTATTATAGAATCGTTTTGGGCTATCACCCCATTCCGGGCTATAAATTCTAAACTCATATCTTTGTGTCTCGGTTCACTCTCCCCAAGACGAGGGTTTATCTATTTTCTATAAATATGTTACTGTGCTTCTTATTTGCCAAGCAGAATCGTTTGTTTGTATATTAAATTGAGCTTCTGAGTTTATTATCGCTACTGATGCTGTTACGGTTGCGGTACTTCCGAGATCGTTGGTAGAAATGTCCGTGTACTCTACGTTTCCTCTGTTCCAGACCGCGAATACTTCTCCTGCTCTTGCGTTTGATCCACTGTGTACCGTGTACTTGTAGAATCCAGAAGTAAAGCTTCCAGTTTGTTTGGTGAACAAGTTGTTTGATCCTACTATCGAAGTGTTAACGGTCGCGTATTCGGTAAGTGCTCCCCTAACTTGGAAAGATACCGCGTACGAAGCAGTGGCTGCAACTTCGGTGTAAGAAGAGGTAACTGCGAAAGATGAGCTAGCCGCTTGAAGCGCATAGGATGCAGTTTGGGGCACGTTGGCAGCATAAGAAGCAGTTAAAGCGTATGAACTACTTACTGCTTGAGAAGCTGTCCCAAATAGAGATCCTGTGATTCCTTGAGTAACCGATAAGGATCCGGTAACTTGTAGGCTAGAAGAAACTAGTAAGCTTCCTGTTATGACTGCAGATCCAGAGAATGGAAATCCTGCTCCTGTTCCGCCAGATCCTGATATATAAGAAGCTGTAAGTGCAAACATAGCGTAAGAAGCCGTAGTTGCGGTACTTGCGTTACCAACTATATTTGCAGTTATTGTAGACTGATTAGTCCATTTTCCTGCTGTAGTATCATAAGCAAAAGGTTGATGATCACTTGGTGCTGTAATTGATACATCAGAAAGTCCAGCTAAAGTAGTTGTGATTGTAGAACCACCACCTCCTGAGCCTCCAATAGACCTAAATAATCCCGAAGGCATAATTGTTGCATCTGCTGGTACTTGTAATGAAGCATTATTAGCTCCTGAGATACAGATTGCTCCAAGGTATATTGCGTTAGCCGCAGTGTTTGGAGCTTCTACAAAAGACTCTATATTAATATTCGCGATTGCATCAGATAAGGTAGAATATGTTCTGTTTCCGTAATAAACTACTATTGCTTTTGTGTTTGAATTAGGGAACCAAAATACTCTTTGAATAGAGAAGTTTCCAGCTCCAACCGCGGTTAAAACTCCATTATTGGAATAGTTTTGTGAATCTATTATTGGATAACCTGCTCCTGCGTTAGTGTTGTATACATATTGAGATCCGGACTGTCTGTATCTGTATATTTTTGATATATTAGTACCATTGTCTATTACGTAACTTGGATTGTCTGGATCTACTGTGTAATATGCTCCGTCTGCGTAAGCAGTTCCGCTTCCGACTATTAAACTTCCTGTAGAAGATCCGCTAGCCGCTAAGGTAAATCCGGAAAGTTTTAAAGGTCCAAATGCTCTTGTAAATATATTATTTCTTTGTACTGCTCCATATGCTACACTAGGTTGTGTTTTAACCGCATTAATTGTAGAACGATTTTGATGTAAAACTACACCTATATTGATTAAAGTGTCAAATTGTCCATCAAAAAATGGAGTTCCTTGAGCGTATATATTACCTGTATTATCGATACCTACAAAAGTCTGGTCGTAAGATCCGGTTTGAGGTGCAATGCTAGCAGAAAGATTATTCCAATTTACGTATTTAATTATCGGGAAAGGATTGTCACTTAAAGAGGCATTTAGATCTACTATAATACCAGAACCACTTGATACGGTATAAACTGTAGATGATGATGATCCAATTACACCTCCATTTAACAATCCTGTATACATGTTACCCTCTAACCACCTAAGTCTTGTTACGTTAGAGTATCCAGATCCATTTTGGCTAAAATATAAGTCGTTTGTAGAACCAGAAACATATATGTAAGAGGCTGATATGCTTGTGTTTATATTTGTTGATACCGCATCGAATCTATGATAACCAGCTTGTCTAATATCACCGTAAATTTGTACGCTTGGAATAGTAGATCCTAGCGATCCTGAAATAGTTACACTACCTGATAATAGAGTTGTTCCAAGAAGAGTGTTATTACCAATTTGAGTAGTTGATCCAGATATATTAAGACTTCCTGTTACTGTTTGAGTTCCTAAGAAAGAATTAGATCCAGTAGTAGCGAATATTTGCCTATTTCTTCCGTCAAATAATATTGAGTTATCAGCTATGCTAGAGCTAACTGATCTTGAAGCTGATACAGCGTTACTTGAAGTTCCGAATAAACTTCCGGTTATTCCATGACTAACGGTTAGAGATCCAGTTATTTTTAAAGATCCAGTTATTTCGTGAACTCCATTAGGACTAAATACAGCTTTTCTATTTAAGTTAGTATCAAAGCCACCTGCGAATATTTGAACTGGATAATTTGAAGCGTTACCGATGTGAAGGTCTCTACCAGTTGAATAAAGATATGCATCGTTAGATACACCGATAGGACCAACGAAGTTTTCTCCGTTAATACCCATGTCTATGTAATTCGTAGTCTCGTCTCCGTTATTTGCGGTTGCGACTACGTCAGAAGATGCAGTTGGTCCTTGATTTGTATTTTGTATGTTTAGTTGTAAGTAGTTGTTTAGGTTACCCTTACCGCTTATTACATTGAATGAAGAAGTGCTAGACTGCCACACATACAACGCTTCGGGAGCAGCAGTAGTTATCGCTTCTTGGTTGATTGCGATGCTCTGTGGGTATATTTGATACATAGAGCTAGTAACCAATGAGTCCACTGAAGAAAAGGCCGGAATGTATTGTAACCTTCCTTTTAGGTTGCCTATAGATCCAGTAAAGAATCCTGTAAAACTTCCTGAATAAGATCCTGATCTAAAAGAAGAGGAGAGCGACGCGTAAGAAGAGGATAGGCTCATTAAACTAGCGCTAGTAGCTGCAATGTTGCTTGCGATAGACGCGCTTGTTTGCGCTATATTAGTTCCAATTGAAGAACTAACTACAGATACGTACTGTTGAACAGCGTATTGAGTTGGTGCTGTATCTTCTCCGTAAATTCCTTGAGAGTTTATTAAAGCTGTGTTGTTACTTACCTCTTGAAGTACTACTCCAACAGGAACTCCGTTTCTTTTGAACGGTCCGATAGCGTTTAGTCCTGATAGATTAAATGAATTGGCGTTTATCGTTACTTCGCCTGTCAATTGATTCACCGCAAAGTAGCTTCCTATCGCTAGATTGCCTATGTTATCGATAGTTACGTAGAATACTTTACCAGGAGCTATTTGAGTGACTTCTCTTTGCTTTATTGGAATTCCTCCGTACTGTGGAAGAGCATTGTAAGTTACACCGCTACCAACGTATTCGTTAACAAGACCTCCAGTAGAAATATTAGATAAATCGTAGAACTGTACTACGTCTCCAGTAGCTATACTTGAAGGAGAAGGATATGTAGTTATTCTTTTTTGAGAAGGTTGTCCACTTACTGCAGCAACTCCTGTGATAAGGTAGTTGGTACCGTTAAGCCTCATGTTTGAGCTTATGTCTACACTTCTAGATCCACTAACTAGACTTATTAGCATTTCAGATACTCCTGTTATGCTAGCTTTGCCAGCAACAGTAGTAGCTTGAATTCCTCCAACTCCAGTTGGTGCTGCAATAGTTACGTTTGGTTGATCGGTGTATCCGCTACCACCAGTAAGTAGTACTATTTCATCTATTGATCCATTTGCGTTTACATTTGCTTGAGCTGTAGCGTTTACTATGGCTCCTCCGCCAGTTATTGTTACATTTGCTACTGATCCTGTGTATCCAGCTCCATTTTCATCTATAACAAATCCACTAACAGTAGAGGTTTTTGTCTCTAATGAAGATCCTGTATTATATGTAAATGGATAATAGGTTTTAGAAATTAATCCGTATTTTCCAAAGTCAATTACTGAGTTTGATACGTTTGCGAATCCACCTGCCGCGGTTTTGAATCCATAGGTACAGAAAGTAGTGAAACAAGATACAAACTGAGCATATCCTCTGTTGATTACTAAGTGTCCTGGTCCTCCTTGGTTAACTTGAGTGAATGAGTCAGCCACCATAGATCTTAATGGAGAGCCTACAGTAGTTAAGTTTCCGTCTATTCTCATTCCACCACCAGCTCCTTGCTCATTTACGTTACTTGTGTCGTAAGGTAATGGAGTGAATACAGATATTAGATTTCCTGAGTTATCAAAAGGTCCTGTAATTGAAGAACAGTTCTGAATGTAAGGAGAAGTTCCTATAAAAGGCCTTACAGAGGTTGGTATCGGAATAGAGACCAATGGTTTTTCTCCTAAAGCGTATCCAGATCCTCCGTTGGTAATAGTGAATGAGGTTATTAATCCTCCAGATATAGTTGCTACAGCAGTTGCTGCAGTTCCTATTCCATCTGGTTCTTCTATTAATATACCTATATCCTGATTTACTCCATCAGTATATCCTGTGGCTGAGTGAATAAGATTAAGTCCAGTTACTTGCCCTCCAGAAATTGTAGCGGTCGCGATAGAACATGGAAACGAGAAACAGAACGCGGGATGCTGTAAGTTTAGAATCCTAAGTCCGTAAAAATAACTCGATTCGTATATGTGGAAGTAATCCTTTGTAGGATTAGCTGCGGTCAACCTTACTGTACGCAAGTTGTCTCCAACTATCGCTACTCCAGGAGGAACTACGATAGGGTTTTGCTCGGTGTAGTCTCCTGACCCGACAAATATCGTATATCTTTTTATATTATACGGGCTTTTAGCGCCTAAGCTGTCTACAGCTGCTTTTATCGTTTTGAAAGGCTTGTGAGGCTCTGTACCATCGTTAGTATCTATACCTTCTGGTGAAACATAAAGCCTTTTTGATCCGGACATTGCATTTTCTAGCAAATCTGTCCTTTGATCGAAAGAACCACTGTCTGATTTGTAGCTAGAGGTAAAGTTATTAAACCCAATTAGAGTTGTGTAATTAGGCGCAAAGGATGCAGTGTTAGCGTTGATCGCTTGTGTAGCATAACTAGCTGTACCTATTAAATTGCCATAAATTTGAGTTATAAAAAAAGATCCGGACACGTCTAAAGATCCAGATACTATAAATGATCCGCTTATTTCAACTCCATCGCTTTTTAGATACAGTCCAGTTGCGCTTCCGGTACCGTCCGATATGTTTTTAAAATTAGGAGTTATTTGCCCGTTATCGCCTACTTTTAGTAACGATTTGTATGTATCCTTTATCTTTTGTCCAGTTAATGATGCCATTTTCTTTTTTTAAGTACTATCAATAAATATGAAGTAATTCTATGTTTATCACAACCAGTTTTCTTAGTTTTTACAAACTTCCCGTACTAATAGATCCACTAACAGATAAGTTTCCTACTATAGCTACTGAACCTGATACATCTATCGTTCCAGCTTGATAAGCGCTTGAAGTAACTACTGTATTTCCATAAATTATAAAATCGGGTATACCAGTCTTAGTTCCATCCCAGTTTCCAAAAGCTTCATTCCAATTAACGTCTACGTCTTCTGGATTTTGAAGAGCAGTTGGTACTTTAGATCCACTCAATATAAGTTGATCATCTGCCTCATTGTAATGTAAGTTAGATAGTATTTGTTTTAGTTTTATTCTTGCCATAGTATTATAAAAATTTTCCTATTGATATTATAGTATCTCCATATTCAAATTGGTATTGCAAAACTTCTGGATCTATGACTAAAATAGAGCTACTTAGCGAAGAAGTAAAACTTTGTATAGCTTCAAACTCAAGGCTAGATCCATTTATATAAAATTCAAATTGATCGCTAGAGTTTGGTGGAAAATCTGAAGGAGCTACTGCCCAACTTCTATTAAAAGTAGCGGTTCTGTAGTCGGTATAAGACCCAGTAATAACAGTATTAGACGCCAAGTAGTTCAAGATATCTGCTCTTGAATTAGTGGCGCCTTGTCCAGTACCTTTAACTATTATATTCTTATCTGGTATCATATCGCAGAAAATTTACCGATAGCTATTACTAGATCATTAGATTCTAGACTGTATCCAAGCAATGCTGGATTAATAACTAATGTAGAATACGTTATATTGTCTGTAAAAGTATAAGAAGATGGTTCAATGTAGACTCCATTCACAAATATATTGAAATTTGATGAACTATTTGGAGGCAAAGGACTAGGAGCTTCTGCCCAGCCTTTATTAAAAGTTACAGAGGTTGAATTTACGTAGGTTCCGACTAAACTTGTATTGTTTATTAAGTAATTTGCGTAAATTGGAGTTAATCCTTGTGAACCTCCATCGTTAACAATAATATTAACTCCGTCTTGAGCTAAAATAGCGCCTAAAGGTTTAAAATTATTCGATCTTTTCTTCACGGCTTCAGTTGATTGTGCGCTATCACTCGTTTCTATTCCAAATATAATCTTAGAAACCCCATAAACTTTATTCGCACTTGCCAAACTCTTGTTTATCGATTCAGGTATGATGTATCCATTTAAAGTGATGCTAAAAGTGTTTTTTACAGCTCTGTCTTCTCCCACTTCGTAAGTTATGCTCTCATCGAAAGACTCTATTGAAGAATAAAATTGAAACTTAGTAGGATCTCCCCAATAAGTTCTAGAAGCAAAGTTTATTGACTCAACTAAAGCGTCCATTTGCTCTACAAAGTAAGTCCAGACTACGCAATCGTAATTTACTGTTACGTAATCAGGAGTTATAGAAGCTATATATTCTGTTTCTGGAACTCTATTGTTTAGAACGGCAAAGTTTCCATATACGTTTCTTTTGCTAAAAGTCTTTTGGAACAATTGCATGTTTTTTGTCACGTTTCCGTCTATTTTAGAACCAAGACCGCGATTCTGAGTCATGCCTTTTCTTCTAAACATGATCAATGGGGCTAATAGTCTACCGTTTGCGTCCCTATAGTATCCATCTGCTTGAACTGATTTCCAGTTTTCCGGGTCTCCGTAAAGCACTGGAACGTTTATTTTTGTATTGTTTTGAATAACAAACGGCTTAATGACTTCTTTGAAATAGTACATTATAGCTTGATCAAAGTCTTGTATTCCTACTTTAAACTCCCTAACGTTGTCATTCTTTAACGATATCTCGTTAGCTCTATTGATTTCTGGTTGACCAAGTTTAGTAGGCTCAGAGAATATTTCGGTAGCAGGTAAATACTTAGGATCGTAAGGATCTACGAGCTTACTCATAAACTCACGTCTGTTCTCTGGTCTCACTACTTGATTAGCCATTATAATCTATTTAAGTTTATTCCTAACCTATCTGGACTCACGTAATGAGTCTCTAGAATGATTGAGAGTGAGTTACCGTAGTTTTGTAATCCTTCTGAGTACGCGTAATCATTATCTTTACCAACTATGTATTGGTTTTCATTAACATTATTTACTTCAAAGTAGTGTTCATTCCACATCACTATATCTCCAATCTCAGGGAAAACTCCAGTCTCTTGCAAATGATCTTTAAAAAATCTAAATACAGACTTTCTATTAACGTCTATAGCATAGTCTATCCTGTTTACTCCAAAATCTCCTCTTTCTATAAGACAGTTTAGTAAAACAGGTCCTATATAATATTTATTTACTGCTTCTCCATACATGTTGACTGGAGTATCGCTCAATTTTATTTTGTAATATCCTATTTGCGTAGATATTATATCTTCAAGAAGTTCTCTAGTCATGCTTTTAAATAAGCTAATATCTCTAAGCGTTCCAAATAATGCCATTATCCTATGTATATTAAAAGTGGTACTTCCTTAAGTGTGTCTGACAGAGAAGCTTGTTCTGACTGTTTTCTTTCTAATTGAGACCTTCTAGACATATCTTCAAAATCTTGTCTAAGTTTATCTCTTAAAGCTAATTGAGTTTCTTTACCTTTAGATATAAGATCTGCTCCGTTAAGAGTTACTTCTGATCCAGGAATCGGCACTTCAGAGTATTTTCCTCTAACTAGTCCAAGTATTTCTGATGCTAAAGCTAGCGCGTACTCATATATCCACTGCTTTCCTGGTTGATTAATTTGTGCATACGTTATATTTCCATAAGGCGCTTTTGAAGCATTACTAACTAATCCTGTATTTGCACCATAAGGACTATTTAATATAACGTTTGAGGAATCGCTCTTCTTAGAGTATTCGATCCAAACTACCGCATTATCTATTTCAGGTTTTGGAAATATTTTTAATTTGTTGTTGACTATTTCAAAGCTAAATGCTGAGCGTCTAACTGTATTAGACATCTCGATCTCTTGAATCCTTTGAATGTCCCAATAAACTGGGAAAAGAACGAAGTTAAGACCAGGAGAGTAAGATGCCCATCCAAAGTTTTCAGTTGCTCCTTGATAGTTTATTGATCCTCCTATGTATGGATCATAGTATTGATTGATAGCTGGCACTCCTTGATAAAACACGGTTTGAATAACCATCCTATCTGTAGCGTCTATATAATTGTTTTGTATTCCCCAAGCTTGAAGATCGTATACTTGTTGACCCGCTATGAGAGATAGTGAACCAGATCTACGATCTACGTTTCCTCCTAACATTGCGGCTTGCCCGTAAGTATCGGAAATATTTATAATGTTCTGTAAAGAAGCTCCTACTACAATATTATTTAATTGAGACGCTGTTGGAGCTCCTTCTAAAGAAATATAGTTATCTTTTATCTTGGATTGATAAAGCTCTTCTGCGTATATAGCAACAGATTCTTCGAAACAAGCATACATTTGATCTTCAATAAGTTCTACATCCATAATAGGATATCCTAACTTAATTGCTATGTATTTAGCTACTTTGTCAGCATCAGCTTGGAAACTTGCATCGTTATCATAAAATCCGAAAGGCGTATCTCCAGGCGCAAAGCTAGAAGATCCAGGCCATATGGGACGGTTTGCCATAGTTATTTATTATCTAAAGTTATCGTATACTTTTAATATGTCTTCTACTATTGGATCTCTATGATTAGTCTTTAAGGTAAACACTCCAAATCCAGTAACAGAGGCGAAGTTATCGCATATAAATTTAAAACCTGATGACTTTCTATCTTTTAAGTCAATTTGAGCAGTATCTCCACACAGTATCATCTTTGATCCTATACACAATCTACCTAACATAAGCTCCATTTGAGGACTGGTTATGTTTTGCGCTTCATCTACTACTACGCAACAATTGGTTAAGTTTCTTCCTCTCATAAAAGCAAGCGGTATTACTTCTATGTTTCCTTCCATGATCTCTTTATCGATCTTATCTTTGCTATACAACCTATACATATTATCATATATGGCAGCTGTATACGGTGCTAGCTTAGCGTCTTTATCTCCAGGAAGAAAACCAAGATCTTCTCCAGAAGTAATTGCTGGTCTAGTTAGGATTATCCTCTCTACTTCTTTTCTGAATAACATGTCTAGAGCAACTTGCGCTGCTACCATAGATTTTCCAGATCCAGCTTGACCTTTTAAAACCGTTATTTTGTTTTGAAGTATAAAGGACTTAGCTTCCTTTTGCTCTTCGTTTAATGAAACAGAAAACTTGATTGGATTCTTTAACTTTTTTGCCGATTTTTGTGCAGAATTGTATCCTTCGTTCATGAAACAGTTTTGTATAAATATGTTCAGACCAAAATAAAAAAGCCTGACCGAAGTCAGGCTCTTTAATTTATTGTGTTACCTTAAAGGTTAGACAATGTTAAGATCAGATACATGTACCAATCCGTAGAATTCAGGACGAACCATGGTCATCGCGTAGCGAGTCATGATACCTTTTCTAGGAGTGAAGGTGTTCGGATCGTAGATCAATGGAGTCATGATCAATGGAACGTAAGGGCTATAAACCGCTCCGCACTCAAGGAACTGACCACCTTTGTAACCCATAAGGATCACGTTCTCAGTCATGTAAGGGTTTTTGTAAACCTTGTAACGACTGTTAAGGGCACCGATCTTTTGTACACCGAAAGCGTACTTCATTGTATCTGCTGCACCGTCAGTATCAGCTGCGAATCCAGGAATTGATTCCAAGATGGTAGCGATAGCTGGGGAAACAACCATGAAGTTTGCACCGCCTCTCATTGTACGCTGATGGATGATGTTGCTCACCTTCTGAAGCTTGATACCAATTGTTTGGAACCAGCTCATTTGAGTGTAGTAAACACCAGCGGTATTTAGATTAAATCCTGTACCAGTAGCATTGATTTGGTTACCAACCTTAGCAGACCAGTTTTCTACGATTGGAGCAGCGTTGATCAACATGTCAAGAACTTCGAGGTCGATCTCAAGAGAGATGTGCTCAGAAAGTAGACCGGTCAATTCGGCTTCAGCATCAAGAGAATGGTAAGCGTTAAGATCTTGTGCAAATTCTGGAGTCCATTGTGCTTTCAACTTACGAGTTTTAGCAGAGATGGTTTGGCTCTTCATCTGTACGTTAATCTCAGGGATAACGATAGAAGTGTTAGAAGCTGCGTTAGGAACTGAAGGAGAGGTTGTACGATCTTCAAAATCACCACGGCTATTAAAGTCAGTAGCTTTGTTGAAATAAACTGACCAACCTGGGATACCAGATCCAGTAACTTCTGTTTGAGATGCAGTTACGTAGAAGTTGATGTTACCACCTACAAGTTCTGTGAAAGCAGGTAACAATTTAGCTGCGTCAAGACCAAAATTAGAACCAGAAGTTATTACGAAAGACCTAACAGTGTTTGGATCAAAAGAAGGAATAGATGCAGTTGGAAGAGATACTTTTTTAATTTGTCCAGCCTCAATAGAAGCAGAAACAGAAGAATCAAATCTAACATCAAATTGAGAAGCAGAAACGTAAGGAACTCCAGCGGCTGAACCGGTAGAAGTTACGAATGCAGAAGATGAGAATTGGTTCAAAGAGTACCCAAATTTACCAGCACCGTATAGAGCGCCAGCAGCTTGGTTACCAAAGTTTGCACTTGGGGTACCGTAAACTGAATCATTTACTCCAAAAGGAGTCTTGCTATTACCATATTGAAAGTCAAGATAGAATACAAGACCTGCAGGAAGGTTCATTGGTTGAACTGAAACGAACTCTTTAGAAGCGATTTGACCGAAGATCTTACGCACCAAAGGAAGAGCTACGCCAGCCCATTGTTCACCATTACCAGCAGTAAAAGATGCTTGTGGAGTACCAGCTCCACCGGTTTGAGTAGATTCTACTACAAGCTGTTTAGCTTGGTTTTCGAGGATAACCGCTACAGTTGAGCGATCACCTTCGTTGAGGCCTTTAAGAAGACCTGATTTTTGCCACTTAGCAGCGAGCTTGTTAGCAACACTGAACTGATCGAAGTGTGCTGTTTTGGCTGACTCGTTAAGTAACGATTGTACTAGGTTTGCCATTGTTAAAATATTAATTTTTGATTATTATAGACCTGCTAATTTTTGCCACCTGTTAACGAAAGGATCTGCATCGATTACGTTAGTTCGTGGTGATACGCCAGCGGGTTTTGAAGCGTATCCAAATGATTCTTGGATTTGAGATTTCTTTTTAGCAGTCACTGACTCCTTAAGAATCTCGAATGTGTTTTTAACCTCTTTTACTGATGTTGCTTTGTCGAAAGCTTTGACCACTTGAATCTTTTGAGACTCTGTAAGAGTTTTGGCTTTGAAGATTTTGTTCATGTAAAGAAGCTTAGCATTGAGAAGATTAACCTCATTTAAAGATTGAGTAAGTTCAGCAATAGTATGCTTAGCGTCTTTCAATTCTTTTTCGGTTTCGTCTACTTTTTTGTCTTTTACTTTAACAGAGTGCATATATGCTCCTGCTTTTTTCTCTTGTAAAGAGTCTTCTTCTTCGAGTTCGGCTAAGATTTCGTCAAGAGAGAATGATTCCTCGTCTTCTACTTCTTCTTTGCTTTCTTCGTCTTCCATGTCTTCCATACCTTCTTCGTCGTCAGCCATTTCGTCAGATGCCAATTCAGGATTTAGACCTTTGATCTTATCGATCAAATCTTTAAGATCGCCAAGTGAAACAGTAATTTCTTGTGTTTCTTCTGCGGCTTCATCTCCTTCTGTGTCATCAAACTCTTCAGCTGCTTCGTCTTCGGTTTCAGCTTCTTCAATTTCTTCTGCCTCTTCTAGATCTTCTGATTCTTCGAGCTCTTCAGAATCTTCTTCAGAAAGTGCGTCAAGTTCAGCGAGAATTTCGTCAAGATCGCCTTCGCCTAGAGTTTCCTCCATGCCATCGTATCCTTCTTCCATTTCGTGATCCATTCCTTCTTCCATTTCTTCAGTTTCTTCTAGCTCTTCGACTTCATCGAGTTCTTCGGAGAGTTTCAGTCGAACCATTTCTTTGATTTGTGGTTCAAAAGCTTCTTGTAGTGCAGACTTTGCGTTCGCCATAGCAGACGCGCGTAAAGCTTTAGCATCAGCAATTGCTTGTTGGTAAATGTTTTCCATTTTTTAAAAAATTTT